CTGCAACATACTGCTGGCACAACATACCTAAATTCCAATGTCCGTATTTATATGGGCGTTAATAATGCTAACTACACAGCCCAAGTAGAGAGCGACAGATTCCAAGTCAACAATGCTTTAAAGCTAAACGACAATTCAAAAATCAAACTAGGAGACAGCAACGATCTGCAAATCTTCCATGATGGTTCGCATAGCTACGTTTCCGATGTTGGCACAGGGCATTTGCGAATAACTGGAACCAACGTCCTAATAGAAGACGGTGCTGGAACTGACTATATATACGCTGCGAGCGATGCGGTAACGCTATATAACGCTGGCAACATTAAACTCCAAACTACTTCCGCAGGGGTGTCGGTCACAGGCAACCTGACGGCCAGCGGGAGTTTATATCTAACCGACACAAATACTCGCTTGCATGAGGGCGATGGCAATTCGTTAAGGATCACAACCAATTCGGGCTACGTTGACATTGGCCCGATGAACAGTAGCTTTTCGCATTTTCAGACTGACCGCAACCAGTTTTATTTTAACAAGCAACTAAATGTTAGCGGCCATGTCCTACCTTATCTTAACAACACATATTACTCAGGACTATCCTCTAACCGCTGGGCAAATGTTTATTCTGTAGCTGGAGATTTTAGTGGCAACCTGACAGTCAGTGGCACGGGGACTATTAACGGTGTGCGCTTGGGCAGGGACTGGCATATTGCAAACCGTGCTGGCCTGCGACTTGACAGTAACGGCACGTCGTACCCTGCTGACATTTTATTTGGTCATACTTCCGCTGCGAACCAAACAAGCTGGAACGGAGTGTATTGGGCGATGAGCAGTAGAGGGGCAAACCACTCACCGCAAAACGCATTTTATTTTTACCGAGGTTCTGGACACGCTTCACCTAATAATTCTGAAGCTACGATAATGACTTTCACTCCTGACTTAAAGGTCGGGATTAACACCACAAATCCGCAAACTACATTTCATAGTGCGGGAACTATTAGGGTAGGTACTTCTACCTTCACCGACTACAAAGCGAGTCAGCAGTATTCTAATGGAACGTATGAAGTAGCATTGGCTAGTGGTTCCTTTAAAATAGCTGATGGTAGCAATAACGCTAAATTTACTATTACCCCCTCTACTGGGTCAGCGTCATTTTCAAACAACCTGACAGTCGGTGGACATACTACTGCACAATCCAGTAGCACCATTTCAGCGAGTTCAAGAATAGACGTTGCTGATACTACATCAGGAGCATTCCGATTTTATAGTACCGCTGCGTTTAGAGGTGGATTAGGAACAGGTAGATGGGCGTCTGGAGTTAGTGGGACAGAGGTTGATCTGGCGTTATATGTTAACGGCGACAACGATTTTGACATCTGGACTAACAATGTTAAGCGAGCCACATTTAATAGCACGGGCGTCGGAATAGGGACAGCACAACCAGCTAACAAATTAACCGTTACAGACGGTGCAACTCCATACACCACAGCAAACGTACTACTGCAAGTAAAACGAAACGCCAGCAACGGAAACGATGACACATCTAGGGCATCTTTAATGCTCGCCAACAACAGTAACGGATTCAACATAGCTTATGGAGGAACTACAGACAGGTTGCGATTTATTGATGGTGGTAACAATGAGATAGTCACTTTTAAAAATGGGGGAAATATTGGCATCAACAGCACAGACCCAGCTAAACTATTAACGGTTCAATCTACTACCTCCCCCATCATAGGGCTGTACTCAACCTACTCGGATAGCAACGCTAGAAATTGGGCTATAGCAACTAATAACTCTGCCTACGGTGATTTTACTATTTCAAATTCTGCGGCTAACGGAGGTGATCCGACTGCGATAAAATTCAGAATCTCAAAAGAGGGGGCGGTTGGTATCGGCGGCACACCTAGCTCAAAATTTCATGTAGTAGGGACTTCAACAGTAGCAACGACTAAAGCTGAGATGAACAGCAAGTCGGTGATGAAGCTCCACCATAACAACCCGTCTACCGCTAGTACCAATATGCAGTTTGCTGGGGTTGGCAGCGGCATGGGTTTCCAAGTCACAAACTACAATGACACCGCCAACTGGGATATCTATCTGAATCCTTTTGGCGGCAATGTGATGATCGGGAGCAATGCCACCCCCAGCGCAAAGCTACACGCTGTATCTACCCAATGCGATGTCCTTGCAGAGTCAACTACTGCTGGTCAGTCAACTAGGTATCGTCTCAAAACAACTAGCAGAGAATGGCGGATCGGAACATTTAGTGGGCAGAATAATAACCTATGGTTCTACGACGCTAGTGCTGGAGCTTATAGATTGGTTCTTGATCCAAATGGTCGGTGTATGATTGGGGGTACTTCTCCTGACGGCACACTCCACGTTCATACAGCCTCGGCTGGGACTGTTACTGCTGATGCAGATAGAGATGACCTTGTAATTGAAAACTCAACAAATGTGGGGATGACGTTTTTAAGTCCTAACACAGCTAAACAGGCTATTGCATTTGGTGATCCTCAGAATAGTAGAGTTGGTTTAATTACATACGATCACGCTGATGACTCTTTAGCTGTACGGGTTAACAACACAGATAACCTTATCAAAGTTATTTCCACGGGCGTTGGCATCCAAAAAACACCCAATGCTCAGTATAGCCTAGACATATATGGGCAGATGTTGGTCGGCAGCCACATGAGCTTCAAAGCCACTAACAGCCTTCAAGGCATTGGCTTCAACCGAAACGTACACAACGGAGGCATATATAGTTCTAGTTACCATGCGTACCAGTTGCACTCTAATGCTAATAATTTTGAGTTACAGCGGTACAACGGGTCAGGTACATTTTTAGGATATGGTCTGACTTGCAATACCTCTGGAAATATAGGAGTTAATATACAGTCTGCCAGCGCAAAACTACACGTTTATCAAGGTAACTGCTCTGCACCTACCGACTCTAATACTCATGTTGTCATTGAGGACAGCGACCATTCATATCTAGGGATTTATGGGGGCAGTACAAGTGATGTTGGAATCCACTTTGGTGATTCGGCAATAGATGCACGGATTAAATATGAAAACGATAATCGTAAGTTAAAATTTGCGGCAACGGGTACGACTGATTTAATGACGCTGGATTCCACGGGCGTTGGCATCGGCTGCACCCCATCCCAAAAGCTAGATGTAAATGGTCAAAGTCGTCTCGCTGGTAAGGTTACCGCTGTCACTTCTGAAGTCGCCATTACCTCTGGCGGTGCGTACACCACTCACTTAAATTACAACAACACAGGTAGCCACTACATCTCTACTGGGAATAGCGGGTTTACTGTTTTTAGAGGGTCATCAAACGGCGTGACCGCCATGAGGGTGAATGGTGACGGTAAGGTTTCTATTAACTCCGGTAGCAATAATGGTTATAATCTGTACGTTAATGGCACTAGCTATTTTAACAGCGGATCAACTCAAAACCCTGCCACATTGTATACTTCTCAGTCAACGGGAGGTAACTATTTACTATTCAACAATGCTAGTGGTCAGTTAGGTTATCTAGGTTGGGGGTCAACTGGAAATAATGACCTATACATTGTTAACCAAGGTGGCAGTAATACTGGTTCTATAAGGCTATACGCTGGAAGCAGCACTAAAGTGTTGGTTTCATCAGACGGTGATACGGATATAACTGGGCGGCTCGGCGTTGGTGGCGCACATAATAATAGCTACCAGTTGTATGTTACTGGAGTAGGACTTATCACCTCAAATCTGCGGCTTGGAGGCCCATCTAGCTCGGCTGCTGGTAATGCTAATGACCCTGCAATAACAGTAGGAGGACACACTAACGCTGGAGTTTACTTTGAGAATAGTGGAGTTGGGTTAGGTGCTGGGACTAATAAATATTTGTTCCTTAATTCAGATGGTGACGTAGACATCAAAAACAAACTCGGTGTGGGCGGCGCACATGGTAGCTTCACATTTACCGTTAATGGCAGCAGCTACTTTGACGGGCAATCTGTTTTTGACACAGACACGGGAGCTAACCCTGTTTACATTACACGGTCAGGTAGTACCTCTTCGCAGTTTTTAAGTTTTAAGGTAGAAGATAGGGTTGCCACAATTTTACACCAACAGGATGAAACCGATGGCGACCACCTCATGCGCTTTGATATTGAGGGCGGTGGTAGTCATCCTCATACTCAAAAATATTTCCAGTTTAATCCAAACGATGATGTAAACTTTCAAATGGGCCGCTGCCGACTTGGTTATGTTGGCCATGCTGACTACGCAGGGTTTTCACATTATGACCAAGCATCCACCACTAACTACGCATTACTTCAGTCTAGCATCGGTGATACGTTTGTGAACTCTGCCTCTGGCAAATCTATATTTTTTAGGCAAAACAATAGTGATTCAGGCATAATAAATGGCTCACAAAATTGGGGCATAGGAACTATATATCCGGGGTCTTACAAGTTATATGTAAATGGCACTACTTATTTGGGGGGGAATAGTGTCCTAGGTGGTGATCTTTATTTTGGCTCTACTTCTGGCTCATTCATAACAACGAGTTCTAGCAATTTAAGGCTTGCTGGAGACAACGGAGTTAAGCTGCAAACGTATAGCGGGGGCTGGCAAGATCGTTTAGTTATAGCTGATGGCGGCCAAATAACATTCGCAAATGCGTACACATTCCCAACGTCTATAGGTAGCGCAGGGCAAGTTCTTAAAGTGCCTAGTAGCGGAACCACATTAGAGTGGGGATCGGGTGGCAGCAGTTACTCCTTACCAACTGCATCATCTTCCACCAAAGGCGGCATAAAAATTGATGGGAGCGATTTCACCGTAAACTCTAGCACGGCGGTGATGACCCTGCATAGCTCAGTAACCAAGCGGTATTCTGGGTATTTGCAAATGGACAGTAGTGGCAATGAGCAGTACACCATTAATCACGGACTAGGAACGCAAGACGTTATAGTTCAAGTACGCAGATATGCAGGATCGGGCAGCACACGCGCACAAAGGTTCAGTAACGATGAAGGCACTCATCTGGACATGGGTGTGGAGTGTAAAGTTGTACCATGCGATGCCAACGGGGCTATGAGTTCTAATTATGTGTCATTAGATTTTAGCGGTTTTAATTACTCTAATAACGACTACGTTTACTACACCATAATAGGATAATGGAACATAGCCACACCATAATTGAACTACTGCTTGTAATCGCAATACTAGGAATACTTTACTCCATGTATGTTGGTGCATTAGCCCGTGCCAGAGAGGCGGCAGACAGGGCGATGTGCAAACAGTACCAATGGGAATTTAAGACGATTAGAGAGTCAGAAGATATATACGAAACTTTGAATGTGGTTAATCGTTGTTACGAATGCCACGCAACTGAACCTTGAGATGGAAACGAATTTAGTAAATCAACTGAGTGACCCAGCGGTATTGGAGACTGCGGGTAAAGCGATACTATCCGATTGGGTGTGGTTGTTTGTGGCTGGCGTGGCGGTGCTGTTGTTCCGCGAGATCATCCAAGAGTTTGCGGCGGGGTTGAGTGTCTGCTTCTCCAAACAATGGGCCGTGGACGAAATTGTTTTTCTGAATGGGAGACAGGCAAGGATAGCGCGGATTGGGCTGCGGGAAACCACGTTCTACCTCCAAGATCGCGGAACTACCATGAGAATCAAAAACACCAATCTTGGGGACTTAACGTGCGAAAAAGTGCTGGCAAACCATCAGCCAGAGTATTTGCCGAAGGGTAATGAGAAGGGGCCAATGCAAGTAATGATAGTAGAGGAAGAACCAAAACCGAGGACGAGAAAATGAATTTAGATTATGATCCCAATGCAATGTTCCCAAAGCGGGAGCAGAAAGAAGAAAAGTTTTTAACTAAAGAAAGAGTGATGCGGTTTCTGGTAATAGCTGGCCTAGCATTATTGGTGCTATTTATAGGTTCAGGATGCCAGAACATAAAAAGCCTTGAGGTGGATTTCGGCGGATTGGATGTAGAGTATTTTCCAGCCCACCCATCACAAGAAGAGAAAAGTATTTTTGATTTTGGCAGCAAGACAGAGGACTTGGTTGTGCCAGCCAATTGGCGCGGGCCTTTGCTAATGCCCATGACGAGAGATAAATAATTATGGCTAACACCTATAAATGCGTAAGGTTTGAACCGATGTGTTCATGCGATGACAACAGCAAGGTCTGTTCTGTTGTGATCGGCTTAACTGCAACAGACGAAACCGAGAAACATTCCGCTTATGTGGACGGCGTTCACCACTACGACGAGGATAACAAGCCCACGTTGGATGAGGTGAAGTCAGGCGCATCTGCGTTGGTATCTCAGTTTGCTGCTAACCACGGGTTTATTGCCCAGTTGGATAGCCAGATAGAGGATAGCAAGAAACGCGATGTGCCACCCGAAAACTTTGAAGCTCCAGAGATCACGATAGATACTTCGGTGGAGGCAGAGGAGGGCAGCCCAGCTAACCCAGCAGTGGAGGAAGCTCCAGCGGAGGAATCATCTGATGGCGGCGAAGAAGAAAGCTCAGAAGAAGCCGAAGCCGAGTAATCCTTCTCTTTGGTCAAGGGCGCAGTCCGAGGCTAAGAAGAAGTACAAGGTTCACCCTTCAGCTTACTCTAACTCTTATGCCGCTAAGTGGTATAAGGAAAAGGGAGGCAGGTGGTCGTAATGGCTTACTCTGGTGGTCTACGCCGCTGGCACAAGGAGAAGTGGAAGGACGTTAGAACGGGCAAGGCGTGTGGGCGTTCCAAGGGCGAGAAACGTGGAACCCCATACTGCCGCCCGTCTAAGCGCGTGAATGCTTCTACCCCGAAGACCAGCGGGGAGATGTCGGCTTCTGAGAAGAAGAAGAAGATAGGGGAGAAGAAGCGTCTTGGTCAGCCAGCGGGCAAGCCAAGGAGGGTTAAGAGCACTAAGAGAAAGAAGGGCTGATGTGCACCAACAAGGACTGCTTTGAGGATACTTGCAAGGGAGAATGTCAGGATAAATAGTATCACGGGTAGCAGCATAGTATACTTGTACTCGCAGTAGCTTTTATATAAAATATCCACGCGTATGGACGAAAAAAATAAGTTCCAAGAGGCGCAACAACAGTTGCAAATATTGTTTAACGCGTCACAGATGGCGTCACTACCAGCTAGAGATCATCAAGCCATCCAGCAGGCCGCTCAATCATTAGCGGAGTTTTTGCAGTCAGTGGAAAAAGACTGCGAAAACGATTGCGGTGTAAACATCGCGATGCCTGAAGAAACTGCCACTGAATAGGCAGCGTGCCTACACTCCCAGAACTAGAAATGAACAATGAGTTTCGACGACATAAAGATAATAGGAGCAAGTGTTCTGGGGGTGGGCAATCATTTTGTAGAGCATATTGATATAGGTGTTAAGCTGACCATTAGTTGTGTCATGCTTGCTTATGTCAGTATCAAGTTGGTTAGGTTGATAAAAAACAAGGAGTAATATGTTTAAGTCAAAAACAGTTATGACGGGAGTCGCGGCAATTTTGTCTGCGGCTGGAGCTTACCTTTCTGGAGAGATCGAGCTTAGTGCTGCCCTGAACATCGGGGTGACAAGTCTTCTTGCAATTTTTCTTCGTCATGGAGTGAAGAAAAGCGAGGAAGCAGCTAAAGCTAGTTCTGCTGAGTGAGCATCCTGTTGGCTATACTTAGGGCTATACCAGCCCTGCGAAGTCTGGCTGATCAGCTAGAGGATGTAATTAGAAAATCAGAAGCACAGAGAAGGCGTGAAGACAAAATGGACTACATTGATTCGGCTATCGCTGATGCTATCTGTCATCCCCATGAGCGGGTGCGTGACGAGGAAACTGAACTCGTCGAAGACTCTGATCGAGGTACATCCTAAAGGATTTAAAGACGCAGTAAACGCAAGCCCTGAGTCGCGCCTTTTTGTTAAGGATGCGCTCAGGGTTATTGTTAATTTGGAGCATGAGATAGAAAGTGGCGACTAAAGGAAAAGGACAGCAAGCGGAGTGGAGGGGCAGGAAAGTAACACTGCGTCGTCCCCGAAAGATCAAGGGGGTTACACCCGCCAAGAAGAAGTACACTGTCTTCGTAAGAGATAAGAAAGGAAAGGTTCGTGTGGTTCACTTTGGGGCTGTTGGATACAGCGACTTCCTAAAACATAAGAATAAAAAACGCAGAGCTAATTTTAAGGCCAGACATAATTGTTCAACGGCCAAAGACCCCACTACTCCACGCTATTGGGCGTGTCGACATAACTGGTAATAACAAGCACTATGCCATCACCAAGTAAACCAAGTGATTTTTCAAACCTAGTACTAACCTCGTCGTCAACTTTGTGCGACAGGTTTAAAGCTGCATTGTTAACCTTGCCTAGCAAGCTGTATGACTTTGTTAACTATGTGCTAGACGACACAGGCAAACCATCAACTGCGTTCGCTAAAGACCTTTTAGAGAATACGGGCATATGGCTCGTCGGTGAGATTAAACAGTCTGCCTCCACTACTACTCCAGTTGGTTGGGTGGAGTGTGAAGGGCAAGCTTTAAGCAGGTCGACATACTCTGAATTGTTTGCGGTTACTGGGGAGAGCTACGGGGGTGGAGATGGTTCCACTACATTTAATGTCCCTGATTTAAGGGGGTATGTTTTGATGGGCAGAAATGAATCATCTAATCAGGCTGCTGATTTAAAAGCAGTTTCTCTTGGGGATATTACTGGGGACGAAGAGGTAAGCTTAGAAAACAGAAATTATCCAGACTCATCTTTTGAGGTGACTGGGTATGCAATGGCTCACGGAACTCACACGTCTAAAAATGTACCTGAGTCTTCTGATCTAGAGCGATACAGAGAAAGGCTTGGATATGCTTTGTACCATGAAGATAGCGGTCATAGGTCTGAGCCCTCATCGTTTGATACAGATGGCTCCACATTGCTGGCCTCCACATATGGAGAGGCAAAGATTGACGGGGCAGAGGGTGCGCCAATATCTGTAGTGCAGCCTAGTTTTGCTGTAAGACATTTAATATATACTGGTTACTACCCATCTTAATATGCCAAGACTACCCAAGTTCAAAGACTATCATATAAGCCCATTAACTGGGCCTATGAACTCTTTGACCCCGCTTGACCTGCTTAACGACAAGCAGTTTAGGTATATTAAAAACTTCAGGGTTGACGGGGCGGGAAGGCTAAAGAGAGCAGGTGGCTTTAAAGCTTTGTTCGATGATGGTAACTACAATGTTAGTGGCACAATAAAGAACAACAGCGATCTTCATGATCAGCTTGGATCGAAGCAAACACCAACCAACACAACTAGAGAGCCGATAACATTACTCTATGAGTTTGAAAGTGGCAGTGGTTCTAGGAAGTTAATTGCTGCTACCAAAAGCAGGATATATGCGCTTAATCAAAGATCACGAAACTGGGTTTTAATAGGTGACAATGGGGGAGGAGGCTATGCACAGGGAACCTCTGCCTCATTCAGCACCACCAAGTTTAAAGCTGCCCAGCTAGGGAACAACATAGTATTTACTAACAACTATGATCAGCCTTTGAATTGGTACTTCGACGCTAACCCTAAGAGGTCTGATAAAAACTTAGTTCAAACTATTACAGATTTAGTTAAGTTAAAGATTACAAAAGCTGCACACATTTCCGAGTATAAAGGTTTCATGTTTCTTGCAGACTTGGAGGAGGCAACTACGCAGCAGGTGGCAAAGGTTCAGTGGTCTGATTATGTTGATGCGACTAGCTACTATCCTTCACTTGCGTCTCTTGCTGGGCAGCAAACAGTAGGTGACATCGGTGAGCGGATTATTGGAATGGCCGTTCTCGGTGATCACCTAATGATTTACAAAGAGCGTAGCATCTGGAGATGCTCGCTTGTTAGTTCTTCTAACTTGTTTGTGTTTAAGCAGGTTTATCAAGGAGAGAACACCCCGTTCTATGAGGATACTTTAGTTAACACTGGGGATGCCCATTTCTTTATGTCTCAGGCAGGGATATACAGAATGACTCTTGCTTCTCTTAGGCCTCAAAGAGTCGACTGGATGCACAACGCATCAGCAATCATATTTGAGGATGATAAGATTACTGGAGAGGACGGGACAGGGCCGAGACACGTTACTGGGGGTATAAAGAATTTAACAGAAACGCAAAGCGGGGATATTGCAACTCTTGCTACTTGCCCTAGTAGGCCTCCTGTTATATCAGCACATCCTGGGAATCTAACAATAAACGCAAACCCTTGCAGCGCAAGCTACACAGGTTCGGCAACATTATCGGTTACAACTTCGTCTGGAGTTGAGCCATTTACTTACCAGTGGCAAAAGAAACTAGAGTCAGGAAGCACTTGGTCAAACATTACAAATGCTAACAAGAGTTCTTTTACTATTAGCAATCCTAAATCCAGCGACTTGGCAGTTAATGGTGTTAAGTATCAGTACCGAGTGAACATTTCTAATGATGATGGGAATGTTAACAGCAACTCATCATCTGTTACATTTGCTGCTGACAGCGGAGCTCCCTCCTTTTCTAAACATCCAGATACCTATTATTATAAAACAACAGGTGACGATGTTGAATTAGAAGTTAGGTTCTGCGGAACAATAAAGACTATTCAGTGGGTTAGGAACGCAGACGGAACCCCCGTAAATATTAACCATGATGGCACTAAGTATATAGTTGAGTCTGGTCAGGTTGAGGGAGGTTCAGGTTACAACTTCAGTAAGCTTAAGATTAAGAACCTAGCTAAATCAGACGAAACTGGAGGGCCATATGCTTGCAAGGTAACAAACATGGCTGATCAGAATACTACATCTAATAATGCTGAGGTGTATGTAACCAGAGCTTCAACTGTTACCGTGGATTCAGATACTGGTGGCGAGACTGTCACGGCTAGTGCAGACGCATTAACAGTAACACTTCTTTCCCAGCCAAGATATGAGTTATATATTAATGAATGGATAGGTAAGAAGTTTTTTGGTGGCGAGATACAATGGAGAGGGGGCAGTTATTGCTCTATTAAACGTCTAGTTTCAGGCGTTATGAAAGACCAGCCAAACTATGAGCCGCTAATGGCAAAGGTTGCAGGAGGTAAAAAGAAATATGTTTTCAGGTGGCAAATCTCGCCAAACACATCAGGGATTAGCATTAACAATACTAGCGGGTACACAGCAAGTTCTAACGCTCAGACCATAAATGTAGACACAAGCACCTCCGATAGACTTAGAAGTGCTTATAAGAAAAACACAGTAATTACTTTTACAAGCGGGGCGACTTTCACTCTAACAAAAGATGCCAAGTTCACTTCGTCACATGGGTTCCCAAATCAGTTAACAGGAATTTTAGCAGGAGGAAATGTTGCGGATAATGAATCCAGTACAAACACGTATAACTGGAAATATCTGTCAGCCAGCACAGATTTAGATTCAAGCTATAAGGGCAGGGTGACAGGAGAAAATTTTAATTCTATATCAAATAACGAAGGAGGCGTTAATTCAGACACGGTTGAGCTAAGTGTTTATTGGGCTCAATTCAATTATGTTGATTCCTACATAAGGCTAGAGGTTAAAGATAGTGCCGACTCGGTAGCAACTGCATACAGTGCTGTAACTACAATAGATTGCAGGCCTGACCTTACGGAGAAATATTTTTCTAGTAACTACGATTCTGATAACGCGCAGTACTTTAGTTCAAACTAATGACACAGAACAAACACAAGATACCAGTAGCTGGATACAACCCACGGACAAAGGAGTTGTTTTTCTCTTGGCGTTCTGACGAGTCAGGTAGCAGCGATGCACCTGATCGAACATTGGTTTACAACCTAGAGTTTGGTCATGCTAGTTACATGGATCATGGCTTTACAGCTATGACCAACTATCAGTCTTACAACCAAATGTCGCTTAGGGACTTCTTGGTTGAGACTATTGTGGATAGCCATGATGTAAGCATTTGCGATTGTGATGATTCTGTAAACGACATCATGCAGGGTGATCCTTATGTCGTTGGTAGAACGGCGAACACTACTGAGTTCCCTAGTTTGGTTAACTCTACTGAGGACACCTCAGCAAGCACTGATGCTAACAGCTTGTGCGGCAAGCTAGGTAACATGAGGTTTGAGGAGTTTTGTGATGACGGAACAGAAGGCAGCACGTTTGTCATGGCCAGTTCTAACGACAAGTGCCTGAAGCAATACGAAGAAGATTACTATAAGCGCGATATTTACAACGGCAGTTCTTACACATCTTCAGGATATCAAAGCATACTTGAGTCAGGAGCTTTGAGCTTTAACACAGATGACGAGAAGATGTTGCAACGTGTGACCTTGGAGTACTCAGGCACAAACGACACGGCTGTTACAGCCACAATGAAATTTGGAAAAGCCAACCAACCTGACCAATTACTATCTGGGATTAACTACACGGAGTTGAGTGGCACGCAAGTATTGGATGACCAGTCTTCTGCAACCAACTCAAACATTGTAAACAATAATATCAACCCAGATGATAAGGCATACTTTAATAATATTACTAGGGGTCGATACCTTGGCTATCAATTAAAGTTGACGGGTGATGGCCCAGCTACCGTAACCAGACTCACGTTGAGTCTAAGGAAGGCAGAGAAATAATGGCAGATGCTAGTCAGCAAATAGCACGCATGGCACTAGATAGTTCTGCTATTGTAGAAACAAGTGGCATTGAGCCGCCTAAAATGCCTGAAGAAGTTTTAACTAGGTTTCCTAGTATGGTAAAATATCAGAAAGAACTAACAGAATACTTTGATGGGCTGGAGAGTTATTTCACTTCCCAGCTTATAGCAATTAAACAGGAGAACGACTAATGGCAATTGACCCAATGACGGCCGCTGCTATGGCCAAGACAGCAGGTAGCTTAATCGGGCTAGGCAGTAAAAAGAAAACAACGGTAAAGGATATACCGTTGAGTAAAACTATTACTGCTGGCCTAGACCAAAGAGAAAAAAGATTAAAGGGTGACACTAATAGAATGTTCGGTGAAACGGACAGAGCTTTTAGTGAATACAGCAGACTCTTGCCAGAGATGAGAGGGGCTCTTGATTCTGATCTTGCAACTCTTGACCAGTATCGAGCGGGTGGAATGCAGGAGCAAAGATTTAATCAAGGTATAAACAGATACAGAGATGCTTTGATGGATTCGCTTAGCGATGCAAGGGGGCAGGCAATTTCTCAGGCGAACAGAAGGAATGCTCTTCTTGGTGGTGGTCTGGCGATGAGTCCGTTCGCTACTGCAAATCTTGGTTCTACGTTTGGAATGCTAGGCAGACAGGTTGCAACAGATGTTGAAGGGCGAAGGCTAGGTAACATGGCAAGGTTCCAAGATATCGACAGGGGCAACATTGGAAGGAGAATGGCATTGCAGCAGGCCTATGGAGCTAATCAACTTCAACCCCTTAGAATATTAGGGGCAGGCAATACAGCAGTTGATCAGATGTATGCTGGAGCAATTAACAACAGGAGAAACAGCATGGATCGCCTAATAGGCAGCAAGCTTAATACAGCAGGTAAAATATCTAATGCTCTTACTGGGGTTGGAAACACAATGGACAATCAAGTTCTATCGACCGCTTACATGAACAGGCTAGACCCATCAGGGAGTGCTAATTCATGGAGTAGTTTCAATCCATTCAGCAGGGGTGGGGGATCGTCAGTTAATACATGGTCTCCGAAAGGATATGCAGATTTCGCTGGCCCAAACGATTAATAGATAAAGGACAAACAAAATGGCTACATACATGATAGGAAGTGAGGACGCTCCTCAAGTACAACGTGCTTCAGGTGGAGGCAACCCTCTAAACAATTTAGCTCAGCTTGCTGCGCTTGAGAGCAGGCAAAGATACTACGATTACCTTATGGATGCAGAAGCTCGTAAGGATGCACAGTATGAGAGGGTTAAAGCAGATGAGAGAGAGCAGTTTCGGTTGAACCTGTTGCAAAACGTAGGGATTGAGAACCTTAAGAAGAGGGATGCGGAGTCTCAATTTAATGGTCTTAATCGCTTGATCAAGTCCAACAAAGATCAAATGACTGCTATTGAAAATTCCTTAGCTAATTTAGGATTGCCATTGGACAGTGCGGGAATCCTCAACAAATCTGCAATAGAATCTGCTAAGAATGATCTGTTTATTAAGCTAGATAAACAAGGGGATGATAAGACCGAGGAGAAAGTGGCTCTTGCCGAGGACTTGCTCAATCAATTAATGACACTTCAGACCGCGCAGCAAAGACTGGGCGCTGCTATAGCTGGAATAGATGGGGCACAGGTAGATGCGATAAGCGGCAGGGTTCTTGGTTTTCAGTATCCCACAAGGCTGAAGGACTTTTACATGAACGAGTATCAACGCGATCCGTTTACTGGTCAGCCTCTTAACAGGCAGCAGATTCCTGCCGCCCCAGATCAGGAGCAGGTGATAGAAGCTAATGAAAAGGTTGAGGAGGCTAAGACCACCCTAACACCTGAAGAAGCGCGAGAGGTCGACTCTAACGCATTAGGTGCAGAGGTTCTTAAGAACTCTAGTGAAAGGCAACAATCTGAAATAGCCCCTGCTGAGCTAGATGCTTACTTTAATGAGCTTGTTAAATTCTCTGGCCCTAGATTGGTAGAGCCCCCTGCAAGAGAGGAGATGCCACCACAGGCCGCTCCCCCAAGCTTAGCCGAAACACAGACAGCGAGAGTTGGGGACAGCAACTACATCACCCCACTTCCAAGAGTTAACCCAGAAGATTTAGGCCAACTATCTAACCCAACCGCTTCACCTAGAATAGGGGAACGGGGATATATCACCCCGCTGCCAACTGCTAGGGAAGAAGAGTTTGAGTATATTTCTACTGACGAACCTTTGGCTAGTCCTATTGCTATTCCTGCTGGAGGATTCAGTTTACCAGAAGAACCTGATACTAATGTGCCTGAAGACGATTCAAAAGCTAGGGCTAATAGGAAGCTTATGCTTGAGATGGAGAGGGAGGGTCTTCAAGAACAAAATAGGTTTTGGGAAGATTACGCCAGTAATCTAGATGCCAAAGATTTTATAACCAAAGGAATAATTCTTTTTGATACAATATTTGGTTTAGGCAAAGGGCGTAAAGCCTTAATGGAATTAGGAGAGTATGGGTTTAAAAAGTTATTCAGGCGGGGCGCTGATGACACTGTTGAGCTTGCAGTTCCCCCGTCTGCAAGAGGTCGATTTATTCCAACAGGAGAAGGCCTTCCTCCCCAGCCGAATATAAGCAATCTAGCTGTGCCTCCATCGGCAAGAGGAAGGGCGATGCCTTCATACACTTCTGCTGTTGATGATGTGCCTCTTGCTGTTCCTCCTGCTATGAGAGGGAGAGGCTTTGCTCCACAGCCTGATATTAGCAGATTGGCTATGCCACCTGCTGGTCGCGGAAGGTCTATGCCTACTGGTCAACCCCGACCTGATTTATCAGTCCCGCCAGCTTTAAGGCAAAGAGGTTTTCAGCCACAACCATGAGTAAAATAAAAGAAGACTCCCCTTGGGAGTACGTTGAAATATCCAATCTCGCTGTAAAGCGAGTGCTAAAGAAATCTAAAAACAAAGATGGCAACAAAAGAAAATGTATTGAGCAGCCCTCCTGAAGGATTTGAGTTAACTCCAGAGGGTAAGTTCTTGTACACGGGAGTCCAAAGGGCTCCCGCTTTTTCATCAGAACCTCCCTCATTTGACGCTCGTCTCCGTAGATACTACGGAGAGGACATGAGAGACTCATACAATCCGCTTAATCCTATTATTCGAGGCTTAAAAAGCACAGCAATAGGTGAAGCTGCTGGAATTACTGGCTTTGGGGAAATAGCTACAGATTCAGACTACCTTCAAAACTTGCAGGAAGACTTGAGTAAGTCTGCTGCTAAAATTCCAACGCGTTCTTTCTTTGAAGATGTAGTTCCTGCTGCAAAAAGATTTGAGTTAAGTGAGATAGGTGGATTTGTGGGAGAAAGCTTGGGTAGCATGGTTGGTTTTCTTGCTCCCTATGCAGCCACTATGTTGTTTCCTGAACCAAGTTCAACTGTTGCTGGCGCAGGTGCTTTGGGAACCCGCATATTAAGTAAGGTAGGAACAGTTCTTGGTGTGGGTGCAAAGACTAAGAAAGGGAGGTTTGCGAGGTCTGCAATCACTGGAGGAACACTTACTGCTTCTGGTCGGCAACAAAAATCAATCAGGGATATAACAGGTCAAGAGAACAGGGGGCTGGCATTAGCTAGTGGTATTCTTCAAGGCCAAGCAGAGAGACTACCTTTAAGCGCATTGTTCAAAAGCAGGGCAATGGGCAAGAATACATACAGGAGTTGGCTTGGGGCTGCGTTAGGTGGGGGAGGAGTAACAGGTGCGGCAGAAGCGGGGACTGAACTTGTTCAGGAAGCCTTGAGCATGGGAACAGATAAAGTGGCTGCTGAACTTGCTGATGTTACATATGATTTATTAACACCTAACAATGCTATTCGTTTAGTAGACGCAGCGGCATCAGGTTTTGCTGGTGGTGCGCCACTGGGAGCAATAGGGGCTGTAGGAAACTACACTCAAAGAGACCCCTCTCCAGAAGAGGACGCTGATCTTGTTAAGAAAGCCAGTGAAAGTATCTCACTCAACAGAGACTCAATTTTAGATCAGGGCAGGATAGCTACATTCAATGGACTTGCTGATGCCCTTGGCAGAGAGCTTCAAAACAAGGAGAGAATGTTCAGCCGAGAAGAGCTCGGTGAGTACAGTGCTTTCTTAGAAGACCTAGACAACCCAGACATAATTAAGTCTGATAAAACTCGTAACGAGCTTAAGCAGAAGCTTCAGCCTTTAATTGATGAGGTAAAGATTAAGGTTCTGCCAGAACAAGAAGTCCAGGTTGAGAAGTCAGAGATAGAGAAGAGCGCAACTGATCTAGTCAAAAGTGCACAGCAACTGACTGGGATTGATTTAGAAGAAGAATCAAACATAGAGTTAGTAGAGGAAGATGTAAGAAAAGGAAGACAGCTTCGTGTTGATTCAGCAACGATAGATCAGCCGATGACATCTGATCTTGCGCCTTACAAACAGGGCAATGCTGATCTAGATTATCGTGCTGCATTCGCCCGTGGTGCTGCTTATATGCACGAGACAGAGAAGGGAGAGTTCCCTGCGATTATTAAAGAAATTGATCAGGAAACAGGTGTGGTTACAAGGGCCGAAGGGCCACAGGGTGTTGTGCTTTTAGACAAGGAGGGGCCAGCATACACTATTCAACAGATACAAGCCGCGAACACTGACAGAAAAGAACTGAAGCCGCGATCAACCCCAGAAGAGATTAGACAGGTACTGGCAGATGTTCGTGGAAGAAAGGCATTGGAGGCTAAGCTTGATAAAGAGCAGCAAAAGATACGGAAGCAAATGGGTCAGCCTGTTGCGATAGAAGGCCCAGAAAAAGTATCCCCAGAAAAACTACAAGCATTAGCGAGAGCACCTAAAGTACCAGCATCAATAGCTAGAAATGTTCCTGCTGCAATGTTGAAAGGTGCGGCTGAGAGAGCGGCAAGACTTGAGAAGCAGAGAGCGGAAAAACCTGACTACAAAAAGAAAGGGCTAGGCCTAAAGGAATCAAAGAAGCCAGAGCAAGTAGAAGATGTAGTCGAGCAACCAGTTGCAGAAACAAAACCTTCACGAACCAGAAGAGCCCGTGTTAAACAAACAGGCACTAGGAAGGAAACAACAAAAACTTCAAAGCAAAAGCCAAAGACAGAGCAGCAGCCTACAAAAAAAGTTACTCTTAAGGTTCAAGGCGAAACAGTACAAGCTGATGTAACAGAATCTGATGCTGAACAACTTGAGGCTCTTTCAAAAAGCATGGCCGATAGGGGCAAGAGAATTGAGGAAGCAGGGAGGAAAATAGTTTCCAATGATGGAACTCAAATGATGATTTTTCTTCCGCGTTTAAATTTTGAAAACTTACAAGTATTTATTAGGGAGCTTGTCGGCCTTGTGGGAGATGCAGTTCAATATTCAATTAAATACCTCAGCATCACCCTTAAAAGAGACCCAAAGAAAAATGAAATAATTTCTGAATATCAAAAAGTATACGAAGAACAACTTGGGTCTTTGGTTGGCAGTTACGCAAGCCAGAACAAAATTAATCCAGCACAATTAAAAGAGTTTGCCAGCGGTGTTCTTGAGTACTTTGAATCAAAACGAAAAGACAACAAATACAAGGGCAAGTCACTAGCTTTTGCTCTAAGCGATATTGCAAGCAACATCAATGAGGCAGAGCTATTTGATTGGATTAGCAATAATCACATTCAGTTTCCGAGGGGAGCAGAAAGCTATGGTCTTGGCCAGTCTCTCACATTAATTAACAACAGCATTGCATCTCGAAGAGAAATAGCAGGAGACGAGAACGATAGTGTGGTTAATCTATCAGAGATGACCCCTGAAGATTCCCCGTCTGCATCTACTCTTTATGCAATGGACGGGTCGACTGCTGACTCGGTTGTGTTGTTCAAGGTTGCGGATAAGAAGTTATCAATATCAATTCAGGCAGTGGATGCTAATGGCAAGATGACCATTGCTTATAAGCTAAAAGATAAGATTGCAAAGACCCTGACCACAGAGAATGTTAACAACGAGAAAAACATAGCTTATGTTTATCTTCCGTATGATGTGGTATGGAACGAGAACGGAGAGTTCAGAAGTGAAAACTTTGACAGGACTTCCAGAAAGACAAAGTACTCTTTCGCCCCTGACATGCCTCACACTCATTTGGACCGAAGTGAGTTTGTGGAGATCATGTCCAAGTCTTTAAGGGAAAACGGCAGCGAGGGCTTTGCCAAGATGTTTAGTCAGTTTGAGCTATACAGACCCGAATTAGCTGGGTTCATTGAACTAGCCAGAAAGCATCAGGCTCTTGACTCAAGCAAGACTTACAAACCTACAAACAGATTTAAAAGCGACAAGCCAGCTAACTTTCAAATAGCCAGCCAGACTGCCAAGGAGATGGCTGAGCTAGTAATACAGTCAACTGAAGCTGTGGCAGACAGGTTTATCCAAGATCACAACAATGCTTTAAACGAAGCTGATTCGTTAATAAACAAAATCATCAAAGGAGATATTGTCCGAGGAGAAGGGTACGGTCGGCTTAGCTTTCTAGATGATTTCAACTTTAGATCTATTGTTGATAAGCAGCAGAACCACAAAACCAACAAGCCTTTAACAGAAGTTAATGGGGTTAAGCTTGAAGGCAAGTTTGATTACCTTCTTCATTATATAAAAACTGCCACCGCGATTAAGGCTACTCATCAAAGAAGGCTAACCCCTGCACAGAAAGCTGCTTCGGATATTTCTGACACAAGGAAGAATGAGTTAAGAGAAGTTATCAGCACTCAGGAATCTTACATAAGAGACGCAACTCAGGTGCTAAAAAAGTTCCAAGCTATTGAGAAAAGCGGAAGGAAATACGAGCCGATATATGACTACAAAGATAAGAAGCGACTTAAAGTAAATACTGTCGGGCTAGTGCCAAAGAGGTTGGATGAGGCGACAAGGCAAATGGCTAGGCAGGTGGGAGCATATCTAGCATCAAGCGAAACAGAGCGGAAAAGGAATGCTCATACTATTTTCCCAATAATAAACGGATTATATTTTGAACCGATAAAGCAATATTCTGAAATTTATAACAGGGAAATACCTAAGTTGGTAAGCGAAGATGTATCTGAAAAAATTGCCAGAGAAGATACCGCTCAAGATATTCAGTCAGCTACATACACGGAAGAGAAAGGGTATCAAGATACCAGAAGTGAAGACGTTCCATCTGACGACGAGATGGAGAGAATGTCTAACGCAGAAAAGCAAGACGCAGAGTTTTCAGCCAAGACAAGAGAGCTTAAGACAAGACTAGGGCGAGCGAGGAGAGCTTATAGAGACCTGCTTAATGATCCTAACAGAACAATGGATCAGCTTATAAAAGCTCACGCAGAAATGGTGTTGAACAACGATCTTGTTAGCTATGAAATATATGACGGATTAAGTAATGACACCTTATACTCTGCTTCAGAGTTGGCGGGAGAGTCTGCTATTGATCAGTTGAGGGGCATTCTTGATAAATACGAATTGCTACCTACAGAGCAAGATCGAAATGCGAAAGCAACTTTCTCTCCCGTCTCAAAGAAGTTTGGAAAACTGATTAAAGCTTTGTTCCCTCTTGAAATCCCAGATGGATACAAAGATTTTGGAAAGAAAAAGAAAGAGTTGTCTGCGCTTAAGACAAAGTTTCGTCAGGGGTTGGAGGAGGAAAACGAAAAAGGCAGGAACCGAAACGTAAGTTTTGCTTTTAGCGACGATCTCAAAAACAAGCTGTCTTTCTCTAAGGCATCCAAAGAAACTTTCGACGATCTACTTAAAGAGGTCAACGATGAGTTTTCTGCAAGGGAAGATCAGGTGCTTGATCAGGAAATAATAGACAGCTATGCAGACAAGTACGAAAGCCAAATGCTGGAAGAGCTCATGCTTGAATTTGACTACGAGCAGGAGGGCTTTGCTGGGTACGAGAAACGAAAGAACTTAAGAGAAGACCTTCTCGGTGCAATTGGGTTGTCCTACGGCACGGGAAGAAGGCAGAAGAGGTTGGTTGATTTTATAAACAAAACTTTTGATGTCGGAGAAAAAAGGGACTGGCAAGAGTTGTATCAATTTGCGGCATTGGAAATTGGGTTGGCAGATGATTTTAAATCTCAATTAAAGAAAGTATATGATGACCAGCAAGACAGGGGAATAGATATAACTGCGTACAAGATATTAAGCAGATTCATAAGCTTCGGTACTGCAAGCAAAACAAGTAAGGGTGTTGTTGCTGATTTTGCAAAAGACATTAAAAAGGAAGTATTCAAAAACGAGTTAAGAACTTTCGTGAAGGGCAGGAAGTTTAGGGCAAACCTAGACAGCATTGATCTGTTTTCCCAAATGCTTAAGCTCAACCTACAGTTTAATGATGATGTGATTTCTGAAAGATATTATCAAGCTGGCATTAAAGACCCTTCAAAGCTGCCAGCTTATGCATTGATTAATAATTCAGAGCAAACACCTGTCCACATTTTTGCTAGGCTGAAAACATTAATGGAAAACAGTGAGGATGTGATGGCTGTATTTGATACTGCTGAATGGAAGTCCGTTCTTGCTTTCAATAGCCCAAGGAAAGTGGAGCAGTATTACAATGAAATGCTCAAGGCAAACCAGCAGGCGAAGCTTAATCTAGGTGACGAGCCGAAGCTGAAAAGAAACGCAACTGCTCAGGAGGTAGCGCAATACAACAAAGAAATTTTTGCTTGGAACAGGCAGAACGAAAGAATATCTGATGTTAACAATGTGATCAGGCTAGACCTGTTAAGCATGATCGTTGATGACACTGTGCAAATGACGATCAAGCAAACAGGAATGAGTAAAAAGCTGTTCAGAACTTTAATGAAAATTGATGGGCCGAGAGCGCAGGATGGCAGGCAGCAGTCAATCACCAATGCGTTGAACGAGCTTATTAAAACCACCAGAGAGGCAGGTGCTTATGACTTACAGCCAGCAGTCTCTCAGTCAGTAAGGGGCAGGGGTGCTTTTTCTGGGGCAAACCTAAGAAACAATTTAATTAACCACAGGTATGAGGGCGCATTTACTAGGCTTGCTGTACTGTTTGAATCTCATTCAGCTAGGCAGGCTATGCCTAGGGACTTCCTGACAACAAATGGAAGAGATAACTTCACCTATAGAAAGGGCAAAGTTTCTTCTGTTGGTAAAATGATTGGGTCGCCAGAAGGTCAGACCGCTGATCCAGACTCATATCGAATTATTGATCAGGCTGTAGGGGCAAAGGCTATCAAGGACTTGCTTACTGATTATTCCAATGTCTTACCAGAAGACATGGTGAATGAAGGTATGGAGTTTTTGAACTCAATACCAGAAGAGTACTTTAGAGACCTTACTTTTGAGATAGCTGAAGACATTGTAAGCGATCAGGTAAGGTTGAAGGGTTCGTTCTTTGAGACTGAAGGAAGGGTAAGGGCTGCTGTAAACTTGGCTAGTTCACGGGAGGCAGGTGCTGATACTGTTGCACACGAATTAGCACACAGCACATATGACTTCCTAAATGACAAAGAGATATCGAACATTGAGTCGCTCAGGATAAGTTCTCTTAAGAAGCTGATCAACGGGGCTGGCACTCAACAGCAGGCAATCATTGCAGATAAAATTCTTGGAGACTTCAACGGCAATATATCTACCACTGACTTTTACAATAAGCTGATACGAGGGATGTTCCCAGACGGAACCACTGTTCCTGATGGATTCAAGAGTGCCATCAATTCAATCTACCCGTTAATCAATGGTCAGGAATACTTCACCCACATGATGACCAATGAGGGTAAAGTTGCATACTTCGATACACTCCCATCTCATCACCAAGGTATCATTGGGAAGATGATCCAAAAGGCTAGGGATATATTCTCTGCCATATTGAATTACCTTACTGGCAAGAAGGGGTTAGCCCCAGAGTTGAAGAAAGATATTCTTGATAAGTTTAATAGCGGTGAGTTTAGAAGCAGAAGGCAAAGTCTAAAGCCTAAAGTGCACGGCAAGTTTGAGTACAAGTACGAAGTAGAGAAGGCTATTGAAACAGATTACAGAGAAGGTCAGAACAAAGCAGCAGCCCAGTTGATTGTTAAGGAAGCCAGCGCCGCGTCAAAGCTGATAACAAGTCTGATTGAAGATGCGCTCAGCGATCTATCTACTCAGGATAAATACAAGGGGTTACTTCTGAATGAGAAGGGAGAGCTTGATCCATCCAAGAGAATATCGGTTGCTACCCAGTTAAAGAGGAACAAAGAGATACAGCAGTACCTTGAAGAATTTGAAACACTGACAGGAGAGTCCACGTTCTCGCCTCAGACCTACTTGGACATGAACGAGAAAGACATGCCTCAGTCTGTATGGGAGCAGGTTTCGCGTAACGCTGCTATCAACTTTGAGTTTCTGGTTCGCGGATATCAAAAGCTTCTTGATCGTAGTGAAACTTTTAAGACAGATGCCTATGAGCAAGAGACTGCAAGGTTGATAGAAGATATGGAAGGCAAGCACGTTGATAGTGCTAAGCTTAAGGCTTCTGTCAAAGAAGGCAGGAACAAGATGCTTGAGTTACTCAAGCAAGGAGAGAGCGAGGGGAAAAGGAATGGCGCACTGAAACTCCTAGAGAGCTTTGGGTTCTCTCTTCAAAGACTACGAGATCAAATAAACGATGCTGAGTTAGGGCAGAAATTAAATGATGTGATGAGAGACATTTATGGAACCATCACTTTAACAGAAGAAGGGAGGGCTGCTTTATTTGAGGGAAGAGTGTCCAATGCAAAGACTGGTGAGCTAACATCAAAGACAACTTGGCAGCGATTGATCAAGATATACAGAGATAACCTGCAATTTACTGACCCTGCAAAGGCGAAGAACAAGGCTACTCCAATGCAGCAGTTTGCTGCTTGGAACCTGCTGACAATTCACGACCTAGACAGGAAGCAAATGGGAATATCTGACGAGATACTACAGCAAGCAGAGATTTCATCTGAGCAATACTTCCAAGACATGTACAAGAAAGGCGGTAGCGCAAAGATTGCAATGAGCAAACTGATTAGCGATTACTCTAACAGTGTTCGCAAGGGTCACGTTGCTGCCAAGCTGTTCCTATCTTCCAGAAAAGAACTCGCAAACAGAATCAAGAAGCAGACAGAGACTGAACTTGCAACAGAGGTGCTTGGATCAGTCATTGAAAGTGAGCAGTTCGTAGAAGCTAGGAAGCGTGCAGTTGATGTAATCGAAATGCGTCCAGACGCAGCTATTAAATACGATGGAACATCATACACCCTGCCTCATCCGATAGCTGGACAATCCAAAGAGATATCAACGCAGCTAGACACAAAAGAATTTCTTGAGTCTCAGCTAGTAGAAATAGATGCCTACCTAGCTTCTTTAGATAAATGGATTCACGACCCAAAGAACAAGAACGATGTGTTCATGTTCTTCTGGAAAGATTTCAGAAACCATGTGTCCACCTTGATGAATGACAATTCAACTAGGCGCGGTCAGGTATCACAAAGATCAAAGATACTTTCGTTAGGCAAGGTAGGTGAGGCGTACAAACAGTGGGATGCGTTCCTTGCTGATGTTGGTGGATACCCAGCTAGATTATCCAGACAGTTACTATCAACTGCTGATGAAGCTAAGGAGAGGGCTGAAGACTGGAGGCAGAAACATGCTGAGAAAATGCAGAGTCTTATCTTTGCTGCTGCTAAGTCACACGGGTATGAAGGTAATCCAATTGGGGTGGCTTTATGGAAGAAGAACGTGAAGAAAAAATATTTCGCATACGCCAACAAGACGGGCAGGCTGCTTAATGTTGGTGACGAAATATTTTATGAGGGTCAGAAGAATAAGATAACTAAAGAGGATGAGGCTGCGCTGAAGTACCAAGCTAAAGCTATCAACGAGTTATACGACCTAAACATGAACAAGCTCAGGGGCAGTGTAGCTGAGTCTAGAAAAGTTTCCGATAAGATTAGAGGCACTGATGAGCAGTTCATAAGAAAGCCACTGAAGACTGGCGATATTACTCTGCCTAAAACATTTGAGTCCAAGTCAGTTGTCTTTGCCAACCAGATTGATTTGTACATGAAAGCCATCGGAGGCCTGTTCAAAGAAATCAATGAGCGCAACTTACCTGAGTCTGTAACAAGACAACTTAAGCTTTCGATTTATAAGGAAGCCAGAGTAGGAAAGGAAAGTTTGTACGATGTGCTGGCTAACCAGTGGGACTTTATTGAGGCGTTCCTCGATGATCGAAGCGGCAAGATCACATCGGGCACAAACCCATACTTCACTGAGAAAGTTTATGACGAGGCAAGAGATAAGCTTTTTGATGGGGAGATAACCAACCTTGAAGACTTGGCAGATCACTTTGCGAAGAACTCAGTGAAGATTGATGAGGATGCTGAAGGTGAGGCAAACGCAGAAGACAATGCGCTTAGCAGAGATGAGGCATTGTATGAGTTACTAAGGGAGATGGTGTTCCAAGTTCAGAAGGTGCATCAACAGGTAAGCCCAGCGGACACCAGAGGAAAGAGTGATAACATAAAGATCACTGTCCTGAATGATAAGAATAGTTTTAATACAGCTAGGCAGGAGCCTATTGCTAATTACTACTTCTATGATTATGGAGTGTCGAGCACGCCTGAGATATCCAAGATCGTTGCCGACTCCTACACTCAATATCTAGATGAGTTTGTGTCTAGCCTTAATAATGTTAAGCAGTACTTAAGGAATGCGGCTGCTGAACTTAACAAGAACATCGAAGGGTTTGACAGGAAGAAGAGAGATGAGGCTTTGTCTGGTGAAAACTACATTAAGTACGACACACTTAAGACAGATATAAACCAGTTGGAAACTTTAACTAACCTCTTGGAAGGCATACAGCAGAGAGATCAAAGATTTGAGCAGCAAATGTTCTCAGGTGTCGGGATGCTTGCCTTTAACGACTTAACAGCCGCCGCCCTCATGTCTTCAACTACTGGTATCAGAAACTTAATAGGCACACCAACCAGAACAAACTTAAG